CGATCCACAGAAGCAACAGCGACTTTTATCTACACTAAATGTTGAGTTATCTAAAGCAGTTCATCGGGGTTACCCGGCTTTACAGACAGGAACCGGCTGGAATTGGTTAATGCATGAATTTGGTTTATACCCAAGAGCCTGGACAAGTGAATTGCATCAGCAAATAGGTTTTGAAAAGCCAAAGAAAAGAAAGACTGGTCGCAAGGTAAGACGTAGAAAAGAAGAAACAGAACTTGATAGATTATACAGGGCAATGGGCATATAGCCCACTACCCTGTTCATATAAGATTTAGGTGCCGCTTAGAGGGAGATGCCTTAATAACTATTTAAGTGCTATTGAGGTGTTGTTTAGATACCCTTGAGTCCTCACGGATACTCAACACTTGTCAGTTAAGGTAGGACTTATAAATCTCTAGTCTGTATCGTTTCTTATATACTGTTGTTATTAACCCCATTAACCCAGGAGTCAAAACTAAACCTTAATGATACTTCCAGTTTATATATAGTTAATGCTAATGATAAGAATTTATCTATACGGAAGAGACTTACTGTAAATTTGAATGGGAATAACGATATAGTTCCTGTTTCTACCCAATCCTTTTTAAAATAAGCTGCTCCTAAATGTTCACTTCCTATTGCTCTCGTCATTATATCCTCCGTTTTTAAGCCATGTGCATATCATTATTGCATCGGCATTTTTTAGTGTTATTCTTGTCTTTGATTCTTCCTCTGTTTGTTTTACAATTTTGGAAGCATTATCTCTTAGTTGTCTTTTTCTTGATGGTTTATCTTTTGGCAGTTTATATTCCTTCTGCCATTTAGCTGGTAATACTTCTATATATGGGATGCCAGCAAATGATAAGGCAGATATCCAAGCTCCGCAGTTTGTACCAAATTTAAATGCTGACCTTACTGCATTGTTAGGTTGAGCCCATACTCTTTCAATTGCAACAACTGGTTCAAAGTAACCATCCTTAATAACTTCCCTCATAATCATAACAATGTCTGATATTTCAGGTATGGTTTTTGGACAGTTCATTACCCTCCAGGCGTTGATATCTTCTCTGTACATTGCAATTGCCCCATTGAATCCTGGGTCAATCCCTGCGTATAATCTCTTCAATCTTGATTTATACTACTAGCCAAAGCAGCCTCCTCTTGTGTGTAAAAGAATTTACATCTATTACCATTAAATCCACATTCATATTTACCAATCTTACCATATCTCGTTTTAGCAGTTATGATTTCTGAACCGAACCTACTATTTTCTTCAGGGTTAAATGTATATGGATAATATACAAATATGGCCGATTCTGCTGTTTGTTCAATAACACCACTCTCAGCATAATCACTCATAAATGGTCTTGGGTTATATCTCTTTTCTATTTCTCTGTTTAATTGAGATACCAGTATGGCATGACAGTTATGTTCCTTGCAAGCCCACTTATATTGCATAAGTATTTCTTCAATTTCAAAACGTCTGTCTTTATTCTTTAGACTTGCCACCTTTATTAATTGAATATAATCATCAATAACAACGTCAGGCTTATGTCTGCCAATTTCTATTAAAGTATCTTCCAATGTTCTAATATGGTCAACAACAATGCAATTATCATCAGTGTATTTTCCATAACATTTCTGTATAATCTTACCTAAGTGACGTTTTTCTCCATCAGTCAAATCAGAATGTCTTATTTTACTGTATGTAACTGAAGGATGTTCAGGGTATGCTTCCATAGCAAATATTCTTTTGAAAGTTTCTTCACAGGTCATTTCCCTATTAATCATCATCACTTTAGCTCCATCCTCAACTAAACCTCTTAGAATATTGATTGCCAGTACAGACTTTCCATGACCGGGTCTACCACCAACTACAGTAAGTTCTTTCCTGGTCATTCCTCCAGCAAATGAATCTAATATTTTATTATTAAATTTAATTATATTGGCTGCAGTTAAAACTGCTTCTTCTGACCTGTCTATTATTTCAGCGATTGGTTTTACTGCTGTTGGTTGTAAGTTTTCTAATTCGTTTATTAAAGCTTTATGTTTTTGTAATACTTCGGATGTTTTGTTGAATTCTTGTGTAGTTACTCCATATAATTTCTGAGCTGATTTAGCAGCTTCTCTTTGAATATATTTCTCCCACACAATCTTAGAGTATTCTTCAATTGATTGAGTTGTTGGTAAGTCCTCTGATAAGCTAGATAACCAGTATGCTGATATCTTTTCTCTACCATACTCGTCTTTAGCAAGAGCAGATACTGTTACTAAGTCAATTGCTTCTCTATTCTTATATAATTTTTCAATTACTTTCCATATCTTCTTATGGTCTTCACTATAAAATGCTTTATCTTCTCTAATCCATCCTTTTGCTTTTTCATATACATCTTTTCCTCCTATAAGACAACATCCTATCACTGTACTCTCAGCCATTATATTCGTTGGCAGTGCAGTTATGTCATCCCAATTAGTTATTTTTGCCATATTTACTCCTCAAATATTGGAATTTGGTTATTCATTTCTGGTTTATAATTAGTTATTACTAATTCTTCGTGTTCAATTCTATTTTTATGTTTTGAACTGCCAGCATAGTAAATTGGAATCGAGTTAACAGTGTAATTTTCATATAGCTGTTTAATGAAATCAACTCCATCATAGGATAACATGAACTTTCCACCTTCAGAGTCTATATTATTGCACAATTCAAGTAGTCTGGAGTGACTGTCATCTTCAAAAGTATGACGGTAATACTCTTTTCTTTTAGTAGCAATCATATAAGGTGGGTCCAAATAAACAAAATCATCATTACCAATTGAATATTTATCAAATAATTTAAATATATCCATGTTTTCCAATATTGAACCATCCAGTTGTTTTCTAGATAATCTTAAGTCTGCTAGCATTGATATTTTCCAACTTTTCTGGCTCATACCAAATGTGCCAAATGCTTGTTTATTGAAAGCATTTTTTATCATGTAGTAATATAATGCGGCGCGCTGATAGTTTGGCAGTTTCTTTCTTTTTAATTTCTTTCGGCACTCCTCTTTTGCCATTTCAAATATGATTCTAGATTTAGGTAACCAAAAGGCTATTTCAGTTAGTTTTTCTAGATTTTGAGATACACAAATATACAAATTTATTATATCTCGATCAATGTCATTTAGTATATTCTCGTCTGCTTTTTGCTTCCGGAAGAATACACTAAGACCTCCTGCGAATGGTTCAAAGTACCGCCTGTGGGGCGGCATCATAGGAACTAATACTCTGCTTAATTCGTATTTACCACCCCAATAAGGTATTACTGTAGGACAATCTAGCTTTGAGCCTTTAAAGCCCACGATTTCACTGTTGGATATACTTTGGATTCCCATTTGTGAGTGCTCTCCCAATTTCTATTCATGACATGACTTGCTAAATAAGTAGCTATATTTATTAAGTCCCAATATGTATTCATACTATGACCTGCTAACATACGAGCTACTGCAGCTTCCCCTACATATTCTGGCAACATCTTGATAAACTTTGCTTTATCTGATTTTCTTGCCTTAGTTTCAATAAGAGTTGGGAAATCTTTGTCAAATATATCAAGAGTCTTATCTATTGACCTTTGAACAGCTTTGGCAAAGTTCTCTGGATTTAGATTTTTATTACTAATAAGATGTCTAAAATTGTAATTAGAAATCATGTGTCCTATTACCATTCCGTTACTGCATATTAATCTAAAACAACCTGCAATCATATTGACTTGATGTGTTCCGTCATAGCTATTCCACATATCAATATGAGGATTTAGATGGTCTTTCTTTGTTATTTTAACATCAACATCGGGAAATGTGAATTTATATTTAGTTCTTGCTCCATTACCAAATTGTCTGACTTCTGTTAATAATCCACCTTTTTCTTTTACTATTGGTTGTGCAATATCAAATATATCTTTATTCTGTACAAGTTTATAATCAGTAGTCATACAACTGAGAACCGATCCGTCGTCTTCTCTAACTATGAACTTATATCCTGTTGAGTCTATTTCTTTATCATCTGTTCCTTCAGGGACTCCTATTG